GCAGCGGCGGGTGGGTAGATCACGGCGAGTGCGGCGATTGTGTTCAGGATGACGGTTTTGGAGGCGAATAGGCTTTTAGTGTTCATGACGATTTTGGTTTGTGCTTTTGTTAGCATGATGCTGGTGAGTAGTTTGAGAGGGTTCATGGGAAAATTACTTGGCGACGATCTCGCCACGACGCGCCTCGGTGATGATCCCGGCTGTCTCCAGAGCATCGAGGCCCATAATGATGCGCGGATCGTCGCTCCAGACATCGGCGGGCCATGAGGCGAGGAGGAGGCGGAGCGCGGCGATGGTGGGATCGAGGCTGAGGGAGATCGCGGCGAGTTCGGACATCGTGAACTCGCTGAGGAATGCGGCGGCGTTTGGCCAGATTTTGCGGGCGGCGATGATCGCATTTTCTGCGATCTCGTCCGAGGTGAGCGCGACGATCTCGTAGCTGCTCGTGACCCATTCGGATGAGTCTAGATCGGCATGAGCGGAAATGGACTGTAGGCGATGAGTCGCTGCGTCGTAGGCTGGCGCAGGTCTGGTCGTGTCAGTGAGCAGATAGAGAGGCGGATCGACCGTTGCGGGGATGCCATCGACTAGGTAGTCTGTGCCGCGCCAGACGGTTTCGAGCGTGGTGGTGTTTATGATGCGTTTCATTTTAAAAGGTAATCCCCCATCGTGCCGCCATCCAATTTTCAGCTTCGATGACCGTGTCTATATCCAGCCCATCTTGATACCATAATACCTCTCCTTCATGCCGCTCTGCTTGTTGGCTGGAAATATTTCTACCCCATTGCGTAAAAGTAGATCCGGCGCTTGTTAATGAGTGAGATGCGCTATGAAGCGCAGCGCCGTTTAGCCTCCATTCAGCGACTCCTGCAGGCGTTACTCGCCACGTCATTATGTAGTTTGTGTTTATAGATGCTCCGACGCCGCTTGAAGGTATTAGCATATTTGTGCTTGATGATGACCATCGAATGAACGGAAGACCTGTAGTTTGTTGTAAAATAAAAAAATGGTTAGTGTTTGTCGATGCTCTAGTTATGCCTGGATTTGATTGTGTTAGTGAAGTTATTCTAACCGCGTGAATACATGTCGTGCCTGTCCCCGATGCAAATGTTAAATCAGGCAGCGCTAAAACAGAATTTGAAACAAATTGAATTGTTTGCCTTCCGTTAATTGCGCTAGTGACTGGCACAGNCCCAGACGCTGTCCCGGTAAACCCGTTACCTGATTTGTCCGAAATGGTCGTCAGGTTCCCCCCTGATGAGCTGATAGTCGACGTGTCTTGTGCGTCAATCCACCATCGCAAATCACCTGCTGTAAGAGGGTCAAACTCTGGAGCGACTCCTCGCCTCCTCGCCGCCGATCCTATTACGCCAATTAAACTCATGCCGCACCCCCCACTATATCGACCACGCCATCCGCGACGAGGATGACTGCGATCTCGGTATGCTGTCCAGCCGTAGATGCAGCCCCGTTACGGGTGATTGCTGCGGGTGTCGAGTCATTTGCTGAGACTGTAGCAACTCCAGCGGCTGCCTGTCGGATGATCCAATGACGCCCAACTGCTGCGGATTGTCCGGCGGCGAGAGTTAGAGTGACGGCGCTGCCACTGGTGCAGCGTATGTAATCCGGGTAGCAGTTGGTCCCGTCGAGCGTGACGGCTGCTGTTGCATCGGTGACAATGACGAGGTCTTTGCCAAATCTCGCATCGTTCCCCTCCGCGAACTGTCCCGCCGATGTTCCAAACGCTCCCGCTTCGACGACTCCAGCGGTGCCGGTCTTGAGCGGGAGGCCCGAGGTGGTGCCGACTTTGCCGTCGTTGGTTAGGTTGCCGTGCGTGTGTGATGTCGGCGTGCGGGCGTCACTGAGTCGAGCGTCGTCTCCAGCACAAACTGTCCCGGCGGTCGATCCCGTGTTTTTCGTCGCCGCATCTCCCAGCCCAGATACATTCGCGGCGGGAACTGATCCCGTCGCAATGGTTCCGATTGTCGTGATGCTGGTTGATCCAGCCCAGGTAGACAGAGCGGTGTTTTCGACGTTATCAAGGGCGACGTGAGTTTTGAGCGTCGAGGCATTTACGCCAAGCGCGATTGTTCCGCTCGATGTGATTGGCGATCCGCTGTCTACCTCGATGCCGTCGCTGCCTGACACTGCAACACTCGTCACGGTTCCGGCTCCTGCTGGCGTGTCTCGGATCAAACTCCCGTCGGTGTCGATGCCCGTGACGAATTGGCCAGCCGATCCGGTATTGCGCTTTACCCCTCCGATCGTTGTCGTCGTGGGTGCTGGCAGTGTGTAATTATTCGCGCTCGCTTCGATCCCGTCGAGTTTTGACGCGAAGGCGCTCGTCATCAGACCGTCCTGAGAGGCTGTTGCGTCTCGGAGTTTGTCGTCTCCTCCTGTAACGTGAGATGATGCGTGTGGGGTGTCGTAGTCTGTCCCGGCGACGGCTTGCGCGACTTTGCCAGACGCTCCCTTGAGTAGTCCGGTGAGCGTCGTATCGGTAGCTGTTGTTACCTCGTTGGGGCCAGCGGGTCCGGTTTCGCCTTGGATGCCTTGTATACCCTGCTCTCCTTGGACGCCTTGAATACCTTGCTCTCCTTGAGGTCCAGCTGGCCCCGTCAATCCGGTTTCACCTTGGATTCCCTGCGGACCTTGCGGCCCTGTTTCACCCTGCGGCCCTTGTGGTCCGGTTAAACCAGTCTCACCCTGTGGCCCTTGCGGACCCGTTTCACCCTGCGGCCCAGTCGCTCCCGTCAAACCCGTTTCACCCTGTATGCCTTGCGGACCCTGCGGCCCGGCTGGTCCAGTCTCGCCCTGCGGGCCCGTTGGCCCAGTTGGTCCAGTCTCTCCGGTGGGTCCAGCGGGGCCGATCAACTCAGATATAGCAATTAGGTCTGCCCACTCATCATCCGGTGTCGGCCTCCATTGTATGTGTGTTTCAGTAACGCGAAATTCCGCAGCGGCTACCACCTCGCCAATCGGCCCTAGGTCTGTCCATTCGTCATCTCCCACGTAGCGCCATTCAAGACGGCCTGCATTGGCGCGAAGCTCGACTTCTCTGCCATCCGCTCCACTGCCAGAAACATGGACGGTGACGGGCAATGTGTCTCCCGGCGTCACTGAGACGGAGATTTCCGGGAACTCTCCGAATGATCCAGGTATTGCGCCTGAGTTATCGTAAAATTCGATTTGCCCTTGTATCCTAAAATCTAGTTCCTCTCCGTCGTAAATGTCGATTGCCCATCCGCATACTCCTAATTTCTGAACGGACAATAACGTGTTAGGCTGTCCGATTGTCGCGACATCATCAGGCGCTGAGTTCGTCCTAACGCGCTGCCCATCGATGACTAAAGTTCCGTCGGTGTCTTCACTTGAAATCTCAAAGGCTTTTCGGCTGCCTACAACTCTGAGCCGGGCGGTTTTGCCCGTCATGTCGTAATCATCGCTAACAAGTGCAGCTATTGCCAGATTAGAGCCAATCGGCAAAGCGTAGTTTTCGATAGATGCTGTTTTATGGACGATTACCATGATGATAAAATTATGATGTTGTTCCTAAAACCCGCCACACTTTCGCGGAAACTATGTAGACGTGATAAATTTTGCCAAGCGACAATGTTATATTTGCATTGCTCCCGCCTGAGTAAAGAGTGACGTTTGTATCCCTGTTAAGATACGCCGTCCCTGTTGGTGTAGGACTGTATGCTTGAATCCAGTAATGACTACCCGCCACGGATGGAAACTCTTCAATTAGCGCCGTTACATCGCCGCTTGTCGTATCTAAGATAACCAAAGATTCGTCAGTTAATGCGGTTAGAGAAAAATCAGTTGTGTATGTTGCCTCTGATGTCGGGAACGGTGATTTTGAAGATGCTCCCGCGCCCCAAGAAGGCGCTCCTCCTGATACAGTTAAAACCTGCCCGGTAGATCCGATACCAAGCCTACTAGGCGATCCAGAAGTTCCCCCGATCATCAAATCACCGATTGTTGTCATCGGGTTTACAATCAGCTCTGATGAACCTGATTTGATTTTACCTGAACCTTTTGGAGTCAGAATAAGGTCAATGTTAGTATCACTGCCCTTAGCTTCGATTGCTGCGCCTGCTCCTGTAGCTGCATTTTTTATGCTCAGGTAATTTACTGCGCTTGCGGTTTTACCGAAATAAAGCGTCTCATTTCCGGCGTCATCAGTGATTCCAGTGTCGGCGTCAAATCCTAAATTGAACCCAGCCGCGTCAAGATTCCCGCCCAAAGCAGGGGTCGCGTCTTGAGATATTGAGGTAATGCCGGATGTAAACTCCTGAGCTAGCCAATATTTGGCATTGGTTGATGCGTCGTAATCATCTGGCCTAATGACGACCGGAGACGATTCCGACTCTGTTCCTGCTGTCAGTTTATAGACTCTAAGGACTGGGTTAGTTCCGTCTAAATCGGAAAATTGAATCATTTTCCCAGCGGCTATTTCTACGGTTGGAACTGCGTCAAGATCCGAAGATGCTCCTCCCGTTTTGCTTGTTACCGTTGGGAGATATTCAATTCCGCTCGCTTTGAGTAAATACTCATCAGGCGACTCGGCGTTGACTGGAGTTGCCTCATCTCCATAGATTAGATCATGATTGATCTGATAAGGCACGGGCAAGACGGAGCTTGACCATGGACCAGAGCCGCCGACTTGGTAGGTCACCTCAAGACCACACGACAGGCTGGCGATGTCGTCGGTATCGTCCTCGTTTCCTCGGTCGAGATCGGTGTTGATTTGCTCGGTGTTTAGATTGAGCGCGCCCGTGTAAGTTTCGGCGGTTCCGTCATACGTAAAAGTTGCGGTGCTTGCCAAAACGGGCCCGTCCGAAAATTCGCCGGCGGCTTTAATCGCAAGTTGAATAACCGTTCCACCGGGTAGCTGGACAGGTTCCCACGTAGGCGCTTCAAACAGGATGGATGAGCCTAGCGGATCGGCGCTCCTGCCGAATTGCAACTCGACGGGCTGGCCGTCTCCAGCTTTGCCGATGTATCCGCTCGCAGGAGTTGACTGCCCAGGGGCTTCAACAAGGTAGCCTAGCCTAAGATCAAAAAAGAGGCGCATGTCTAACACTAACAGCAAAACACGCGCTTTCAATCTTGTAAATCGCGGTTTTTTGGCGCAAAGTTAGGCTATGGATATTGATGTGAGAGGAAAAAGGCCGGTCGTTGATTTTGACCGAATCAATGCCGGAGACGTTTTGCCTCTCATTGTTCGGGGCGTCGAAGTAGCTGAAGGCGATGATGTCGAGGTTATTGTCGATACTCCAACTCCGCTGCGGATTGAGTCCGGCAAGATCCGAATCAATGCTGTGAGCGAGTCTACCAGGTGGATTGATGCCGATGATTTGTCGCCGTATGTGTTAGGGNTGGCGCTAGATGAGGCGCTTACAGATGTAACCGTTGAGGTGAAATCGGATTCGGTCGTTTTGTATTTCGATACGAATATACAAGACGGAGACGCTCCCGTCCTTGAACATTCGGGTCTTGGCGAGCTGCCAGATTTCGTCACGCGGAAAGGTCAGCGTGTTTTTGTGATTCGGCTAGAGGTCGTTACACTCGCGCTTGAGGGTTCATTTATTGCGCTTGATCCGGCAGAATTTACGATGACGGAGGTCGAAGCGGGAAGCGTTACTGATCGCGCGGAGTATATCCTTGAGCTATCCGATTATCCTGATTTCGGGTTTTTCCGAATTAGCTCAGGCACTGATAGGACGGATGAGTTGTATTGGCAGGCTGGTGCGTGGGAAATCTCACGGGCATTGCGAGCGGCACACATCGACGGGTTTTCTGTTTTTGCTAATCAGGCTAATCCTCCAGCGTTTCGGATTTTGGCGGATGAGGTTGGCATCACTCCGGCGCTTTCGGTCGAGTCGCTGCTCTTTGGCCCGATTGGTTTTGAGGCGTCAGTCGATCTTTCGGAATTGTCGCTGCGTGCCGGATTGGCTGGCATTAGGTCGATGACTTGCAATTTTGTTGTCAGGGTGAACGGAATCACTGTGTTTTCCAATTTGTTTCCGCTCTCTCGATTAATCCGAGGAGGCTCCATTGCTGGCGATTGAGACATACCGTAGGCGCACGGTCGATCACGCATCGCGAGCGTTTAGATTTCGGCGCTCATTATCCGCCGTGGAATGGTCTGAACGTATCCGCCGCATGGGTGACGGGTCAAAGTTTCGCTATTCGTTTGCGCCATTCCAGCGCGAAATGACGGAGGCTCCGTTTGATCCGGCTGTGCAGGAGACGGTTTACATGATGGCGTCGCGGCTCGGCAAGACTGAGGTAATCAGCAACATTATCGGGCATGGCACGGCTGAGCGGCCTCGACGTATCCTCGTCATGTATCCGACAATTTCGCAGGCGGAAAAATGGAGCAAGGAAACGTATATGGAGGAGCTGGTCGCGTCTACTCCTGAGCTTTTCGAGCTTGTCGGTGATGGCGCGGGTAAACGAAAGGCGGGTAACACGATCTTGCACAAAATGTTCCCGGGTGGGCTGATCTCAATATTTGGCGCAAACTCACCTGGCGAGATGAGACGGGCGAAAGGTAATCTGCTTCTTGCAGATGAGATCGACGCCATCGCCGCAAATGAAGGAGGCGAAGGCGATCCGCTCGACATTTTAAAGGTTCGCGGGTCCGAATACCCTGACACGATACAAATTTACGCGTCATACCCTAGCCTAAAAGGTAAGAGCAAGATCGAAGAAAAGATGCTTAAATCGGATTGGCGCGTTTGGACAATGCCCTGTGTCCATTGTGGTGAGCCTGTTGTATTTCATCGTAGGCAACTCCGATACAATACAGCGGAGCCGGAAAACGCGTGGATTGAATGCCCTGCGCAACAATGCCGGATTAGTGACGATGATAGGGTTAAAATGATTATGGCCGGCGAATGGGTGGCAACTCGCCCATTTAAAGGCATCGCCGGGTTTCATGCCTCGCGTATGATTTCGCCGCATCCGGTCCAAAAGGGTTTCGCGTCTCATCTGCACTGGGCCGCTGCTCAGGAGATGGCTGTTGAAGCGTCACACAATCCAGAGCGGGCGCGGCGGGTGCTGGTAAATACGTTCGACGGCGAAACGTATATTCCGCCGGAGGTTGACGTTCCCGATCCGGTCGAGGTCGAGCGTGGCGCCTACCCGTATTTGCGCGAGGATGACGGGAAAATCTTTATCCCTGATGGTGTCCTCGTTATTTGTGGCGGCGCTGATGTCCAAGGTGATCGGGTCGAGCTTGAGGTTGTCGGGTTTGGTCTTGAGGGGCAGACATGGGGGCTTGGCGTTTACATTTTTGAGGGTAGCCCGGATACGGCTAACCCGTGGGAGGCATTTGATAAGGTTCTGGCGCTTAAATATTACCGATCTGATGGGCGGGAAATGCGGATTGTTAGGACTTTTGTCGACTCCAAATATCGTCCCGATCCGGTAAAAGCATTTACCCGGGCAAGGTCAAGGATAGGCGTGTTTTCGTGCTACGGCTCAACGGTTTTAGGAAGGGAAATCGTATCAAAGCCGAAGCGGACTAAATCGCAAATTGTTTACGAGGTAGGCGGTCATGAGGCAAAGAGCATGATTTATCAGCGCGCGCGGATTAAACCCGATACAGAGGGGAACTATCCTCACGGCTACATGCACCACCCTGTCGGGTTTGGATATACAGAAAACTACTACCAGCAATTGCTCTCTGAGCGCGTCGAGTTGAAAAAGGCAAGCGACGGTGACTATTACGAATTTTTCTCAAATCCTGACAGGGTGCGAAATGAGGCGCTAGATCGGCGAGTTTATGCAATGGCGGCTGAGCGGTCACTCAATCCAGCCTATGAGCGGATTGCCGCTAAATATGCTGGGCCTCCCACAAAAGGCGAAAACTATATGCTAAATGCCTAGCAAATACCCAAAAGTGGGTTGTAAATGCCCGAAAATAGGAAGAAAGTAAGGCATGAGTCTGCCTTTATTCCATCGCGCTGGTGATTTGTTAGAGTTTACCGCCTTAGGTGACGTCACATCACGTTGCATCCTGCGCCATTCGGTCACGGGGCGGATTTATGAGGTCACGGCGTCGAGCGTTTCGGGTGACGAGGCGACGTTTATTTTCCAGCCTAGCGAGACTGCCTCGGCTCCGGTTGGAACCTATGCGGTCGCGATCATCACTGAGACAGGTGGGCGGTCCACTCAGCAAATAGGGACGATTAACGTATTGGTTCCTTTTGATCGAGCGCCGCAAGAAAGCCATGCTCGGCTAATGGTCGGACTGTTAGAGGCTCATCTTCAAGGCCGGATTGCGGATGACAAGGGCCGAGGGATTGAATCCTACACTGTCGCGGGAGTTCCCATTTCAAAGATTCCGATTCAGGAGGCGGCATTGCTGCTCACCAATTACCGAGTCCAGCTCGCCGCCGAGGAAGACAAAGAGCGCGCGAGCCTCGGACTCTCTAACCGTCGCATAATCAGAACACGCTTTACACGATGAAACTATTTGGCCTTAACATTACCAGAGACGGCGCGCCCAAATCGCGCAGAAACTACGACGGCGCCCGGCGTGACGATTACACCGCTGACTGGCTGATGACGGATGGACCGTCTGATGTTGTTAGCCGTGCATCAGTCGCAACTCTGCGGACACGTGGACGCGACCTCGAGAGAAACAATCCCTACGCGGAGGCTATTTTGTCGGAATGTGAGAGTAATATCGTCGGCCCGAATGGGTTTATGNTTAAGCCTAAGCCGCGCAAGATGGACTCTCGAGTAAAAGGCGGTATGACTTCGGTGGTAGATACGGTCGCGGCTGAGAAAATCGGGAACTGGTGGGCTGATCATTGTCGCCGTGGAAATTTCGACGTTACAGGCCAATTCAGCGCGGCGGAATATACGCGGATGGCTGTCCGATCAACTGTCCGAGACGGCGGATCGTTAACGCGCATGGTTGACGGTTTTGCGGGTAACTCGACCAGGTTTGCGGTGCAAGGCCTGGAGATTGATACGCTCGATCCCGCCTTTAACGATCCGGCACAAAACATCTCGATGTCGGTCCAGTTTGATGATTGGTGGAAGCCCGTCACGTATTATCTTAAAGAGATCCGCCGAGACGGTCAGAATAGGACGTTTGAGCGCAAACCGATCACGGCTAGGGACATCCTGCACGTCCACCGCGCTCATCGATTTTCGGCCACTCAGTCGCCTTCGTGGCTCGCAACCGCTATGCTCTCAATCCGCCATCTAAACCAGTTTGAGATTGCTGAGGTGATCGCGGCCCGTAGCGAGGCGGAAAAGCTCGGGTTTTTTAAAGAGACGGGAGAAGGCCGATACGAGGGAGAGGACGACGGCACGGGTCGTTTGATTGCACCTAGCTCGCCCGGGCAATGGGAGCGACTGCCTGCCGGGGTTGAGCCTCATTCGCTCGATCCGTCACACCCTAACAGTAATTTTCCCGACTTCAGAAAGGCGATTCTTCGCCAGATTTGCGCTGGGTTGCCAGTCAATTACAATATCATCGCGCAAGATTTGGAGGGCGTGTCGTTTAGCTCGATTAGGCAAGGAGTTCTGTCCGAACGAGATTCGTGGCGGGTCATGCAAAACTTTTTCGCAGACTCTCTCATCTGTCCCATTTATGAGCGCGCCCTTCTCATGGCCCTAACAAGCGGACAAATTGAAGGACTGACAGAACGGGACTATTCGCGGCTGGTCTATAAAGAAATCTCCGGTCGCAACTGGCATTGGGTTGATCCGGTGCGCGACATTGAGGCCAAAGAGCGCGAGGTGGCTCTCGGTATCAACTCGCGGCAGAACATCGCAAGGGAGGCAGGTCGTCCTGATTTCTCCGTTATCGNCAGGGAAAACGAGGAAGATTCGGCTATTTTGGAATCAGCAGGTTTGCCTACGAATGCGGGTAAAGCTCAAGCTGCTCCGGTTCCGGTCAGGATTGAGGAGTAGTCGCAAAAACAACCCGCCCCTTTTGAGGGCGGGGTGGAATCGGATGCGGCGTCTTGTTCAGCGTTGGGTTAGGCGTCGCATTCTGGGAGACGCTTCACGCCGTAGTTCTTGGATGCCGCGAACTCACGGGCTTCTGCTGCCGTGTCGAAAGTCTTGGAGGGGAAAATGTCACCCTTCCAACGGCAGAGCGACCAGCCGCCCTCAGCGTTGCGAATGAGCATGGCAATCGTGTCGTGTGCGGGACGCCCGCCCTTTTTCCCATTCTCTCGGGCGGCGACGGTGGTGATGTTGTTTGCTGTTGCTGTCATGTTTAGACAGTAACTGATTTACCCAAACACGCAAGCGGAAAGGTGAAGTTTTTTTTACTTTTCTTCACTTTGTTCCTTCTTTGGCCGTCCTCGCCTTTTAGGATGCTGCTCCGATCCATTGGCTCTAACTGCCTCCGCTTTGCGCTCGCTCGTTACAGAGCCACCCAGACGGCCCATTGCAGACGCTGCTGCTCGGATTGGGTCAAACTCGACCAATGTAAACAAAACCTGTGGGTTGCCATCATTTCGAGCCAGCCTTTCAAGATCTCGGATTTTTGACGTTGCCAATTCTCGCGACTCAAAAAGGATACCTACGCTGTCCCGTAAATGCCTCTCCCATTGTGTCGCCGTGCTGATTCGATAAACCGTTTTCATTGCAGGAAATTACCCTAGCATTCACACACTGTCAATTTAACGACGC